ATTGACAACGCCAGCGGAAATAGGGTAAGACGTTTCACGCCGACGTTTCCAACCCAGCGACCCTAATGCAAGACCTCATCACAAAAGCCCTTTCTCTTGTTGCGCCAAAGGCCGCGCTGGATCGCATGGTCAACCAAGCGAAGCTTCGCAATTTCGGGCGCTTCGACTGAGCATTGACGAGCGAAAAGCGCGGGATCTCGCGCGGGGTGTCCGGCGGTGAAGACACGGCAGGAACACGCGAAAGGCTTTCGCTCATCCGAGCCGCTCGCGATCTCGCAGACAACTTTCCTCCCGTCCGTTCGTTGCTTCTCAAATTTGCAACCTACGTTTCGGGGCGCATCGCATACCAAGCCCGCACCGGAGATCATGAAGTCGATACAAAAATTGAAAAGTATTGGCAGAAGTGGTGTAACGAGTGCGACTTCTTAGGCCGTCACAATTTTACAACGCTTTTACAACTCGCTGTAACGGCAATGCTGCGAGATGGCGACTGCGGATTCATCATCGTCCGAGACGGCGAAGACCTAAAGTTGCAAAGCGTCGAAGCCGACCGCATCGGATCGCCTTACGACAGAACGGATACCGACAAATACATCGGCGGAATAAATGTTGACGAATATGGAAGACCCGTTTCATACACTATTTTCACGCGCACTATCAACAACCAGTATATTTCTCCTACTGATATTCCTGCAAAAGAGTTTATCCACCTTTTCGACGCAGCGCGACTTGACGAATATCGTGGGCGCTCTGCTTTCGCTACTGCGCTAAATGCAACTCGCGATCTACAAGAAGCGATAAAGGCCGAAGTGCAGGCGATCAAGTACGCTTCGTATCAGTCCGGCGTGATAACGACCGAGAGCGGCGCCGCCGACGCTGGCGACTACTTCGCTCGCGGCAACTCGAACGATCAAGGACAGGTCGCACGATTGCAGTCGCTCGACCCAGGCACGGTCAACTATCTCGGATCGGGCGAAAAGATGGAGATGTTCAAGAGCGACCGTCCGACGGGCGCGTTCGGAGAATTTATCCGACTTATTCAAGCCCATATTTGTATGGCAGTTGGCCTGCCCTACGGCTTCGCATTCGATGCTGATAAGAGCGGGCCAATGGCGCGCATGGAAGCGGCAATGGCAGAGAGAACCTTCCTCCGCTGGCGTGGGTTGCTGGAGGGTAAATTTCTCGACAGGATAAAAAATATTATCTTGCTGGACGCCGCCGCACGCGGACTCATTCCAGATTCCGAATACTTGCTCGATGGCCGCTGGTGCTGGCCTGCCAAAGTTTCGATTGATTACGGGCGCGAAGCCAATGCCGACATCAACTTGTGGAAAGCTGGCTTGAAGACAGCCGGACAAATTTATTCCGACATGGGAGAGGATTACGAGGAAGCACTCCGCGCACGTGCGAAGGAAAGCGCGATGATCGTATCACTCGCAACCGAGATGGACATTCCTGCGGAATACATTTCGGATTCTATTATTCCTATTCAAGCCGCCGCGCCTATTGCAGCGCCTATAGTGCAAGAAGAGCCGAAGCCAGAACCAGAACCAGAGCAACCGAAGCAAGTTGATCTCGCAGACGAGAACAAGCCAAGCAAGGGCATGGTAGAAGAAGCCTTGAAGGGCTTAAAATGGCGCGAAGAGCACAACCGAGGCGGAACCGCCGTAGGCGTTGCACGCGCTCGCGATATCAGCAACGGAAAGAACTTGTCGGACGATACCGTCAAGCGGATGCACTCCTACTTTTCACGGCATGAGGTTGATAAAAAGGGACAGGGTTTTCAACAAGGCGAAGACGGCTTCCCATCCGCAGGCCGCATTGCATGGGCATTGTGGGGTGGAGACGCTGGCCAGACTTGGGCCGCTGACAAAGTGAAAGGCATGCAGGCATCCGCACCGGAAACAAAGAAGGTCACGCTCGCAGTTCGCGATTCTTTCGGACGCATCACCGCACTTGAGGCAAAGCACGAACTCGTTATGCCGACTCCAGAAAAAGACGAAGAGCAAGACGACTTCATAGGCCGCTGCATGGTGAGCGGAACGATGTCGAGCGAATATCCAGACGAGAGCCAGCGCGTTGCCGTTTGCTCCACACAATGGGAGAAAAAATAAATGATAACACAAGGCATCGCACTTGAAGCAAAACGGGCGCTGATCTCAGGCGTTCACCAACCTGGAGATGACTACCGTATCGCATTTTATTCGGCATCGGCCAAGGTCGGGCCACAAACTAAAGCCTACGTTTCCGAAGGCGAGATCAAAGGCAAAGGCTACAAGGCCGGAGGCGTCAAGCTCAAGGGCTTCAAGACCGGCAGCATCGGCAAGAATGCCTTTATGACGTTCGATGATGTTGAGCTAAAAAACGCAACATTCAGCGTATCGGGCGCGATGGTCTACAATGCCAGCAAAGGCAACGCAACGCTTTGCGTTCTCAACCTCGGCGGCGAGCGCCACGTCTTCGATGGCGCGTTTGAACTTAAATTCCCAAAGCCAACCGAAAACAACGCATTGATTTTACTCGCATAAATATGAAACCAAGCCAACCCATCATCATCGACGGCGAAACCTACGATCTCTATACGCTCAATCTAGCAGTCACTTCAAAGTATCTTGGCAACGGAGGCGAAGACGCCAGCATTGCAATGCGCCTCGTGCCGACGCGAATCGACAACGCCCAAGTCATAACAGCAGATGCCGAAGCTCGCGGACTCTCTATCGGAACGCTTGAGGGGGCGGATGCAGTAACAACACAAACAGCGCTTTCAATTCAAGCCGCGCTCCAAACATTTATCGACGCGAAAGGACTCTAAGCGATGGCAAACTATCGCGCCGTAGCATCTGGGAACTGGAGCGCAGGAGCAACATGGGGAGGCGGGGCAGTCCCGCCAAATGCTGCTGGGCATAACATATATTCAAATACATTCACGGTCACCGTAGATACAAATGTGGATGTCGCATTGGTTACGAATGCAGTAAATGCAGGTACATTTGTAGGTGGTGGAACCGCTGCCGCTGGAGGTGGATTTACTCTTTCAAATGGGATCACATTGACGTCTTCAAATGTTACTCTTGGAACAAATGCAACATTGGTCACATTATCTAGCACAAATTCTGCTTCTATTGTCGGAAATATAAATGGCAGCAACAATAGTAATACTTCTTGTGTAAATAATTCTGGAACTGGGACATTAACTATTACTGGTGTGATTACAGGAGGATCCGCCACAGTTGCAAATTGGGGATGCAACAATTCAGGAAATGGCACAATAAATGTTACAGGGAGTATCGTAGGAGGCTCTGTTGGCACAGCGAATTACGCTCTTTCAAATTCATCTACAGGATCAATTACAATGACTGGGAGCGTTACAGGTGGGACTACATCTTCTGGCGCAAACAATAGTTCAACAGGAACATTCACGATAATTGGAGATATTACAGCAACAAATGCGGCAAATGGATTCACATCTGCAAACATAAATTCTGTGAATCGACTATCAGGATCTTTTATTTCAGCGGGAAATGGAGTTTCTGCGATTTATGCTATAAAGTATTTTTTAAACACATCGCCAACATCCGCAAAAACTCGATATTCGTTGAATGGATCAAGCACATATCTAGATATGTTCACCGCAGACAATTCTCTAGGACAGGCAAGCATTTCGGACGTTCGCTTCGGAACCGTCTACGCAAGCGGAGCATTGACTGGCGTTGCATATATTCCAGCGGCGGGATCGGTTGCGCTCGGAGTCCCCGTAGATGCGACAACAGGCACAGCAACGCTGACCGCTCAAAATGTGCGTGACGCGATAGGTCTCGCAACCGCAAACCTCGACACTCAGCTTGCAGCGATACCAACAGCGGCAGGGAATGCAAGCGCCGTCAGAACGGAACTCGCTCCAGAGCTTACGCAGATCACCGAGGTTCATAAGATACACGGACTCGACATCGCCAACGCGCTCACGGTCACGCCAACGCTCCGCTCGGCTGGAGCGATCACTCAGGCGATCACCGGAGACGGAACTACGAGCACGATAGTCACGCGAGTCTAAGCATATGTTAGCTTCCCTGCTCATTGCAACGCAGGGCTTACTTCCAAGCCCAACGCCGCTCTCAATCGGCGTGCAGGGGTTGTTGTTCGTTTCGGTAGTCCCGCCAGTTCCTATCGCGCCGACCGATCTTCCTGGCGGCGGCGGACGGCGTGACGAGCGGAAGGTGACGCTCTACGCTCTAGGTAACCGACTACGATATTCGGTCGGCAGCGTCGATATAAGCGCAGGCACGCGGATAAATGTAACAGGGAGCGCGTTTAATTCTCGCACGTCCGACGCCGCGCTTTCGATAAGCGCAAGCACAACAGCAAAAGGCAACCGAAACCATGCTGGCACGGGCCGCGCAGGCATCTCAATATCGTCCACATTCGACGTTGTTGGGTGCGAAGAAGAGGACGAACTTGAAGTTTATTTGATGGCACAAGCGGCGATGGAATTGATGGACAGCATTTGACATCCGCGCCTTCGCATGGATGTCATCGAAGGTGTCTCAATAATTTCAATCGGCGAAGCAAAAGGCCACGGGCTATACGTTGACGAGCAGACTTTGATGGAAGTCAAAGAGTGCGCGGAGTCCTACAAAGGCGGCGTCAAGGTCAATTTAGACCACGGCGCAGGCATTAAAGATATCGTCGGATATGTAAACAATTTCCGCATCGTCGGATCGCAACTCTTGGGCGATCTCAACCTTCTTCAAACATCGCCAATGCGTGATTACGTCTTGGAGATTTCAAGCAAACTGCCCGACACGTTCGGTATCAGCATCGCTTTTAGCGGCCCGATTCGCGAAGTGAACGGGATGGACTTCGCAAGTTGCACGGAACTCTACAGCGCCGATCTCGTGCAAACTCCAGCCGCAAATGCGACCGGGCTTTTCAGTTTCACAGCCAAGCAAGTTGACAAATTTTTCAAACAAATGGAAGACGCAACAATTGAAATCGAACCAAAGGAGGACGAGGTCAGCATCGCCGACATCGTTTCTCGTCTCGCCGCTCTTGAAACCGCCTTCGGCGATTACAAGAACAAAATGGAAATGCCAGCCGAAGAGCCAGCCGCAGAGCCTATGAAGGAAGAGATGGCCGCTGAACTCAGCGCAATTTCCAAGCTCGAAGCAAAGCTCGACACGATCATCAGCAACTTCGGAGCCGCACCAGTAAAGGCTTCGGTAGTCGCAGAAGAGAAAGCCGAAGAGAAATTCGACTTGAAAGCGATCATCACCCAGAAGACCGAGGAACTCGGCAGCCGCACCGAAGCTATTCGCTTCGCCATGCGCAACCATCGCGAAGCCTACATCGAAGCCCGCGACAACAACCAACTCAACTTTTAATCCAACTAATTTATGGCAACACAAAACGACCTAGGAATCCGGAGTTTTAACTTCGCTTCCGCTATCAGCGCCAACACGCTCGTGAGCGTGTCAGGCGACAACGCGGCGCAAGCCGCATCAACCGGAGCCGCAGCAATCGGAGTTGTCCAAGACGACACCGCCGCCGCTGATCAAGGCGCCGTTAAAATGTTTTTCCCATCGCAGTTCGGCATCGTAGCCGCCGCCGGTATCGTTACCGCAGGCAGCTCGGTTTTCGCTGTGACGAACGGAACCATCGTCGGAAGCCTCGCAGCCAGCGCAGCGACTCTCGGCATCGCGATCAACAGCGGCGTAGCCGGTGACATCGTGGAATACGTTCCTAAATTCAACCAATAACTAATCACCCAATATGGCACTCTCATACACGTCCTTCGTCGGCTGCGCGTTTTCGTGAACTGGACGATGCCACCACGCCGTGTGATAACGGAAGAATCGCTCGCGTGGTGCGCGCTTTCCTTGTTCGGGAATAACGTAGTCGGTCAAGATCCAATCTTGTTCTGGTGGACATTCTTCAAGCGCGGCGAGCGTTGGCGCGACCATGTGCGTCTCAATAACGTCGTCGCAGTCGGCCCACATTACCCAGCCTTCTTTTCCGGCGAGTTCGTAAGCCTTGGCAAATGCCTTGTTCCTGGCTTCGCCGAAGTTGTCGAGATGTTCCCAGTCTGCCACAAGCGGAGAGTTGAAATACTCGTCAACGTGGCAACCTAGTTCCTTTGCTATTTCTAGCGTGCGGTCTGGCTTGAGTGATCCGATCGCGCGAACGATAACGATCTCGTCGCATATCTGCTGGAGTGACTTAACGCATCGCTCGATGCGCGGCTCTTCGTTGCCGCAAATTAAGCCTGCGACGAGCTTCTGTTTTTGTTTCATGTTTACACATGACGTATATGTCAACAAAAACAAAAAAGCCACCCCTTTCGAGGTGGCTTTTCCGATGCTTACTTTGCGGGGAATCCTAGACGTATCCAGTCGTGATGCGGATGATGCTCGATCCGTCGATGACTTTCTCGGCGCTGTTCTGGCGAACACGGAGAACGTCGGCGCGGCGGGCTTCGTCACGATAGGTTTCGGAAACGAAAGGCACGGGACTATCAGCAGCCCAGACAATCGTGCGACCGAATCCACCACCGGAGAAGTCTCCACCAACAGTGTTGGCGAGGGCCATGTAGGTGTTAGACCAGATGAATCCACCCGAATACACTTGGCCTTTTTTGGCTGTGTTTTTGGGTGCGCGGCCTACGAGAACGCGATCGACTCCGACAGCGGCGGCAACTTCGCCTTCGCTGAGGAGACGGCTTTGATCGGAAGGAACAATGCCGAAGAACTGGTTCTGCACTTTAGCCGAGCGGCGGATGCGCTCGAACACAGGCATAGACATGATCAAGGTGTTTGCAAGAACGCCGTATTTGGCGAGTTCGAGCTTGGCTTGAGCCACGTCACCGGGAACGTCGAAGCTGGTGATGTTCGCGTCGGTGTAGGCTGCCGATGCGCTGATCGCTGTCAAACCGTTAGCGGCGAATGCTGCGGAAGCAACACGAGCCTCGTGGCTGACTTGGATTTGGCGGAGCAACATCGCGGCGATGTTTACTTCGGTGTCGAAAAATCTGTCGAGATCGCGGCGGTTG